TTAATATTAAGAACCTTACTACTTTCGGTATTAACAGAGAGATAGATCTTCGTTGTGGCCTTAGATCATATATCGACACTATCTTTAAAGGTGGTTCTGCTCCTCAATGGAGATCGATGTTACCTCTTGGTACCACATTGGTATTTGGTAATGCTGGTAGTCCTTCGTATATGATTAATAGGACTTCTGATCCTAGAGTTATCATTAGAAAGATCCTTCCTTTGAGTGATCTTACTACAAAACGTCAACCACAAATTCTATTTGAATTAGGACCAGCAGATCTTAAATGTGATCATAAAGGAACTAAAGTTACACAAACTCAGTGTACTGGTGGTGTACAAGGTATTTCAGTTGCTTTATCGAAATATAAGAAGACAGAAACTAAACTTAGTGCTCAGTCAGGTTGTCTTGAGAGACAGGCTGGTAATTTAGGTGATACATTGATTGGTAAGGATACATTCGGTCCTGGCCTTCTTGGTCCTCATCTAGAGTATCTAGAAAGCTTCAAGTTTGAAATCCAACCTCAAAGTACCACTAATAACACTGGTTCTTATGTGGATGGTAAAGGAAATACTATCAACTACACTATGGGTGATATGACTATTGGATTCTTCTCCGATTACTATCCTACCCTTGCCGTTGGTGATTTTGAAAATCCTGAAATTGCTGGTTCTAAAGTTGTAGCTCCTGGTGATACCAATGACTTCAACTTTATGCAAGGATCAAAAATACATTTTGGTACAACTTTGAAGTATCCTGCTTTGGATAATCCAAATGGTACAGATACTTTACTTGTTACATCTACTGCTGGATTCCCTGCTAGTGGAGGTAGTTTAATTATTGGAAGTGCCAATGATCAAGATAAGAGAGAGAAGATTACGTATACACAAGCATTTGCCGATCGTTTTGTTGGGTGTACACGTGTCAATCCAATAGGTGTAGTCGAAAAAGGATTTAGTGCTTATGATTTCGGTACTACTAATGTAGGGGCATCAGTCGTTGCAGGTGGTACAGGTATAGGTACAGGAGGTTTTGCTTCCAACATAAACTATCTTTTATTCTCAGGTGCAAGTGGAGCTAGATCCGCAACATTTGCTCCTACTGACTTGACTACATACAGTACAGTAACCTTTAGTGCGATTCGTGGTAACGGTAGCAATGGTGGTAATACACCTTCTGCTGGAATAAACGATTTGATGCTGAGTTACAGTATAGATGGTGGAACTACATTCTTTGATATTGGGTCAGTTGCGACCTATTCAGACTCTTCGTTTGATGTTTGGCGTACAATAACCCACAATATCACGGCCACTATGCAAACTGCCACAACGATAATCCGTATCTCTATGGATGATTCTACAAATATGACATCAGATCAATATGGTGTCAGATTAATGTGGTTCAATGATGCCAACACTGACTCCTATGTCGCAGGTGACTATATAATCACCGCAGATTTAGATCTATAAATATAAATAACTTTCGGATCCAGTCTCAGAAACACTTTTAGAAAACAATGTCTGCTATTATCACTGATCTGTTCAGGATACATAATGCCCAACAGTTCGTCGAGGCATTATCTGAACCCACAACCTCCACTCCTGCTGAAGAAGCAGCAGCTGAGGCAGGTACCCAACGTACAAGACTTTACTTCTTTATCGGAAGACCCCAAGAATGGAAAGCATATCTTGAACTTTATGCAATCAACAACACCTTTCAAGTAGGTGAGGTTGTATATCAAGGTACTTCATATCCTGGTGGTGCTTCTGTATATGGTACAGTCGAAAAAGTATTCCCTAATTCTGTCCTATTATCTGGTGTAAATGGTACACTAGGTCAGAACTCTAATTTCGTTGCTGGTACTACTGTTACTGGTAATGCAAGTGGTGCTACTGGTAAAGCTGGTGTGTGGAGGACTGGATCTGAGAACGTTCCTACATCACCTTTTGACTCTCAAGAAGAGAAGTTCGAGATCTACGATGATATGATCTCTCTTAAAAGAGTTAAGAAAGATGATTTAACATTCGTGGTTAAGCGTTATAACTTCGGTGCTAACACAGTGTACGATATGTACAAGCCCGATTATTCTAGTTCTAAGACTGCTGCTACTGGTGCTACCTCATTATTTGCTTCCACATTCTATGTGATGAATAGCAACTATGAGGTCTTTAAGTGTTTATATAACGGTCAAACTCCTACAGATCCTAACGGTGTAGTATCAGTTACAGAACCTACTAAGGTTCAGTCTATCTCTGGTGTCTTTATCGAACCAGAAGATGCTGGTAACCCAGGATTTAGAACAGATGGTAAGCGTCCATATGTATGGAAGTATATGTATACTATCCCTACTGACAGCGTATTGAAGTTCTTGTCTACTGACTTCCTTCCAATCATTGAAGAAACTGCTGTTACTTCTGCTGCTGTTAACGGTGCTGTAGATACTATTCTTATTACCGATGCAGGTTCTAACTATGATGCTGGTACTTACTACACTCCAATTAAGGGTGATGGTTCTGCTGGAATCGCTAAACTTGTAGTTGATTCTGGTTCTATTGTTGAGGCAAGTCTACAGGCTGCTGGTACTGGATACACATATGCATCTATCAACTTTGGAGATGTTTATAGTGATAGTGGATTAACAACTGGATCAGATATTGATGCTAACAGTGACGCAACTGGTGGTGCTGTAGAAGTTGTTATTCCTCCTCAGGGTGGACACGGTGCTGACCCTGTAGAAGAATTGGGTGGTAAGAGAGTTATGGTCAACACTCGTTTGACCTATGATGAAGGAGAAGGTGACTTCCCAACAGATAATGACTTCCGTCGTATTGGTCTACTTCGTGACCCATACAACTTCGGTACTACAGACTTTGCAACTGCTGATAACCTAAGTGCAACTCCTGCATTGAAGGTTCAGAGTCCTTCTGGAGATTTCTTTGTTGACGAGGAAATTTCTCAGACATATACTTCTGGTGGTTCATCCGTAACTGCCAAGGGTACAGTTGTTTCTTGGAAGGGAACTGTTGATGGTGTAACATACAACATCCTTAAGTACTTCCAGTCTCCTGATCGTCATACACATAATGGCGTTGTTTACCCATTTACCAACACAGCTGATGTTGTTTCTGGTGCAGGATCACTTTCTACTGCTACGGTAAATAGTTCATATAATACACCTGGTGGACAGACAGATGGCGGTGTAGTTTTTGCAAGCGGTGCTTCTAACGCAGAGATTGCTAAAAACTCAGGCGATATCATTTACATTGAGAACCGTCGTGCTATTTCTCGTGCTTCTGACCAGATTGAAGATATCAAGCTCGTAGTTGAGTTCTAAAAAAGAGTCTTAAGAGATGCCACAAAATACCAACCTGAATAGAACCCCGTATTTCGACGACTTTGATGCGGGGAAGAATTTCTATAGGATTCTATTCCGTCCAGGATATTCTATCCAAGCCAGAGAACTAACCCAACTACAATCAATGTTGCAGGGGCAACTTGAGTCGGTTGGTAATAGTATGTTTAAACAGGGTCAGATGGTGATCCCTGGTGAAGTATCTTATTCGGATACTTATGAGTATGTTAAGTTAAGTAGCGTCTCTCAAATTGCTCAGAATGTTGATGGTGAAATTAACTTCGTTAAATACGACATTTCTCAGTTGGTTGGCAAGGTTATGGTCGGCCAGACTTCTGGTGTTAAGGCATTTATTGATAACTACTCATACGAAACGACTCTGGATTCTGATACCGTTTTTGTTAAGTATATCAGTTCAGGTTCTGATAATTCAGATAGTAGATTCCGTCAAGGGGAGTCACTTAAGTTAGAAAACGAAACTACAGACAATAATCCCACTCTAGTTGTAGGTTCTGATGGCATCAAACCTTCAAGTAGTCCTGCAATGGGTTATGGATCTGCTGTAAACGTCCAAAGAGGTATTTACTTTATCAATGGTCATTTCGTTCAAAACGACGCTCAGACATTGATTTTAGCGAAGTATTCTACTGATACTTCATATAAGGTTGGTTGGACCATTACAGAAACAATCATTACTCCTGAAGACGATGTATCTCTTAAGGATAATGCACAGGGATATTCTAATTTCTCTGCACCAGGTGCACATAGATTAAAGATTACTCTCCAGCTAGAGAAGTTTGATGTTGATTCTCCTTCAAATAAGAATTTTGTACAGTTACTATATCTCCAACAAGGTAGAATACAGAGACAGATTAAGCAAACTGCTCCTAGTCAGATAGAAGAAATATTAGCACGTAGAACGTATGATGAATCTGGAGACTATGTTGTCAATCCATTTGCATCAGATATTAAGGAATATTACAATAAAAATGGTGCTGGATTCTATGATGTTGGTGCTGATGGTTTAGTTAATGGTCTTACTACAGATGAAGCTGCTGATAAGTTAGTATTGAATGTAGGTCCAGGTAAAGCATATATTCGTGGTTATGAAGTAGAAAATACAGATCCTAAGTACATAGATTTAGATAAAGCCAAAGCAACACAAGATAGACAAAATACTAGAATATATGGATCTCCTTTATCTCGTATTCCTCTTCGTTCTGTAAAAGGTACTGTTCCTATTAGTTCCACTCCTGATGGTGAAGCCACTCCATTTAAAAAGATAGATCTATACCGTAAGTATATCGATTCTCATTTTGGAACTAATCCCGATGGTGAAAATGTAATAAACGGATCATATGTTGAAGCAGAAGATACTACGGAGTCAAAGGTATTTTCAACAAACACATATAGAGGAACAACTTACGCTAACGAAGATGCTGTAATGAGCATCTGGGTATATCAAGGTACTAGTACTACTAGTGGTGTAGCAATTACAGCAGATCCTATTGCTAGTATTACTGATGTAGTATTCACAACGTTGAAAACTGGTGCTGCAAAGACAATGTATGTTTGGGATGGAGCCAACCATTCACCAGTAGAGGTAATTGCTGGTCGTACAAACGTAGCATTTAAGGATGATGTTAAAGGATTAACAGCTTGGGCAGAAGATAGTTCTATGAATCCAGGTTCTGTACCCCACGTTGTACAGGAGTTAATTCTTAGAGGTCCTATTAAGACTCTTACTAATATTCATATAGCACAACAAGCACAAGGCCCTTGTGAAGCAGATGTACAGATTGGTGGTACTAATGCAAATGTAAATACCTGTATGTTATACTCAACTTCTAATGGTAGTATAGTATATGGTTGTATTATTGATTACACAATGCCAATGTCACCTATCATTGGTCGTGCAATTGCAAGAGATTTTAAATTTAGAAATAGGCCTAATGGATTTGATAAAACAAAGAATGTAATTTCTTCTAAAAGCAATCAAGATTGTACATTTGATTTGTCATATACAAACCCAATCTTATTTACAAGAATTAAATTAGTAGGAAATCACGCTTTTGATACAGGAGCTAACGTTATTGGTTCTATTAGTGGTAGTACTGCTGTTGTAGAAGGTGGTCTTTCTGTGGGTAATAATGATCCATCAATTGCTACCTTATCTTATGGAACAATTCTTACTTTATCTAAAGTAATTGGTTCTTTTGTTGAAGGAGAAGAAATATATGATGCAGATGATAGTACGAAGACAGCTGTTATAGCAGTAAATGGACGCATTAGTCACTTTACTGTTCCTTATGGTGGATCAAATTATGCTGCTACTGCACAGGATATATCTTTAAAGATTGGTAATAGAAAATATCAAAGTAACTATATTACTTGTACTTCTGCACCTGCAAATGGTATAAATGGACAAACAAATTATATTCAAAAGGTAAAGTTTACTGATCTAGGATACAGACAGATTCTTGATAGATTTGATGTACCTCCTATATGTTCAGTTTCTGATAGCGGAACTCATAGTGGTAGTGATCCAGATGCTTATGTAAGAGCTGTATTATTCAAGGATGTCATTCAGACTTATGGTATAGAAGATGTCCGTTCCCTTGGTATGACACACGGAAGTCAAAGTGATAAGAAATTAACTGGTGATATTCAATTCTCAGATTCTGATACTACAGATCTGTACACAATTACTAATAATTTACAGTGGTCTGGTACAGCAGATTGTGATTATATCGAGGCAACAAACTACGGTGCAAGGCCATCTAGTGATTTGGTTGAAGATGATCTTATTCAAATTACTATAAGTGGTAAGACTTATAAGTATGAAGTTGCTAAAGTATGTGATCCAGCAACAGATAATCCTGCTCGTATATACTTAAAGCAACGTTTATGCAGAGGATTTTCATCCAATACTGTGACACGTGTTAGAGCTAAGATTGAAAATTCTGGTAAATCAACACTTGTAATTCCTCTACCAAATTCAAAAATTGCTGGAACAATTAAGAGTGATGATGATAGTGGTATTACTTACTATTCTAGAAAACAGTTTATTGAAAGTGTAACTATTGACGGTGTTGATAATACAGTTAGTATTGCTGCACAATTAGATTATGGTCAGCAGCAATTTGCTCCATTTAGTCCAGAAGATTATGTTCTTGAAGTATATACTTTAGGAACTGGTAGTGGGATAAAATACGGTGGTACAAATGGAGATGATGTAGCACAAGGAGATATCTTGTACATAGATTCTTCTATGGTATCTGTTACTAGTGGAGCATCCAGTAATAATGCTGGTGCATTAACTGTTAAGCTTCCACTTAATTACTTCTTCCAATCTGGTGGACTTCAACTAACAGGTATGAAGTTGAAACTTACTGCAACTATAGAAACCTCTAAGGCTAAGCCAAAACTTAAGTCATCTGTTATTAATAAGAGAATTTCTATTAATGCTGATATAGATAACGACATTATTCCTTTAAGGGGTGATGATTATGATAATCCTACAGGCCAAGTTAAATCATACTCTGATGTATATAAACTACGCTATGTGTATGAGGGTACTCCTGGAATTGCACCTACAGTCGATGAGAATGGTGACTTACTAGGAAATACTGGTACAAATATCACAGACCTCTTCTTATTTGATGATGGTCAAAGAGATAACTTATACGATACTGCAACTTTAGTTAGAAAACCTGGTGTAAGAACTCCAACTGGTACAATGGTTATTGGTTTCGACTATTTCCAGCATTCAGAAGGTGATTTCTTTACAGTTGATTCTTATCTACACGAAAATGGTGTGACATATGATGAGATACCATCCTTTACTTCACTTGTACACGGTAAAAAGAGTCTTGGTGATCTAATTGATTTCCGTCCTTTAGTTGGAACTTCAGCTCAGATTCCTGGTTATGTTAACGCTTCTGTAATGGATAATAACTCCAATATTTCAGAAGTGTTTACTCAAGGTGGTGTTAGTGCTGCTCTTCCTTCCGACACTAAAACTAGTATTGGAACTCCATATACTTTCTCTTGTTCATATAGTTATTATGTTGATCGTATCGATACCGTTTATCTGAAAAAAGATGGTACCTTTATTGTCAAGAAGGGTGCTGGATCTACAAACCCACAGTCTGCTGAGACTGTAGATGAGGCTATTAAAGTATTTAAGATCTATATCCCTGCTTATACTGACAACACCAAGAAGATTAAAACCTTCCCAATAGAAAATAAGCGATTCACGATGCGTGATATCACTAAATTGGAGAAGAAAGTTGAACGTTTAGAAAGATATACTATGCTTTCTGTTCTAGAACAGGGTGCTTTAAATACACAAATTAAAGATATCGCTACTGGAATGGACAGATTTAAATCTGGTTTTGTAGTTGATAACTTTGAAAGCTTTAGTTTATCTCATATTAATTCTGTTGATTATAAAGCATCATTAGATTTAACACGTGGTACTTTAAGACCAGAATCTAAAGAGACAACTGTTTCTTTAATAGAAGAGGATTCCTCCGAGACTGCACGTACTTTGTCGAAGTATGTTGTTAATCACGGTGTAGTAACTCTTCCATTCACAGAATCGATTCTCTGTCAGAACATCTTTGCTACAAATACTACTGCTGTAAATCCATTCCTTATTTTCAACTACAAAGGAATAGCAGAAATTACTCCTAATGTTGATCCTTGGTTTGATGAAGATGCTCTTCCATCTGTTAATAACAACGATAATCAGACATTAGATCCTCTAGAAATCTATGAAGATGGAGAGAATGCTCTATCTCAAATTCATAATATTACTCAGATTGCAGTATGTGGTAATGATTCTGAATTCAGTAATGTTAATTCATTAAGTTCTGACGCACCAGATTTACCAGAATCAGAAGTTGTATTGGCCTCTACAAATAGTAGTTCTAATATTGCTGCACAAAATACTGAGATTCCACTTCAGCAATCATCTACTACTATAGGAGAAAAGACTTTAAGTACTGCGATAACTTTATACATTAAAGAGCAGTATATTGAATTCCATCTTCGTAGGATGAAGCCTAATACTAGGATTTATCCTTTCCTAGATGGATTGAATATTTCCGAGTACATAGTACCAGATAGAAATTATTCTGGAAGTCCTGGATCATCTCTTAGAAATTGGGGTGATACTTTAGTTACTGATGATACTGGTAGTGCAACTGGTATATTATTCCTTTCTTCGGGAAGAAAACCAACCAAGGGAACTTCATATGAAGATGATATTTCAGCATTAACTTTTGATACTACTCAACCTGGATTACGTTTCCCACTAGGACATAAGAAGATTAAATTTACTAGTAGCAATACTAATGCAGCAGATCCTGAAACTTTTGCTATAGTAACATTTAAAGCATCTGCTTTAAAAGAACCTGCTCCTAATGATATTATTGCTTTAGAAGGTTTAGATACTGCTGATAAGGTAGATGGTACTCAGTATACAGAAAATATTTTAAATCCTGCTATTAGTGTATCGGATCCTTTAGCACAAACATTCCGTGTTGAAAGTTTCGATGGTGGTGTTATGGCATCATCTATTGATCTATATTTCTCATCAAAAGATGCTACATTACCAATAACTGTTAAGTTAACAGATACTATTGCTGGTAGGCCAACCAAGAATGTTATTCCTGGTTCTATTTCCACAATGGATAGTAGCACTTATATAAGAGTTATTACTAGTGGTAGTCATACATTAATTAAGAATGAAATTATTGAGGGTGATACTTCTAATGCTCAAGGACCATTAATAGGTGTATTTGATTCTCAGAATCAACCAGTACCTGTTGTTAATGACACATATACTTTAGGTACATCACAGGTTTATACTTTGATCTTAGGAGATCACAACAAGGAAGACTTCATACCTGGTGAACCTTTAGTAGTAACTTCATTAACTGTTGCAAATAACTCAAGATCTGGTGACGACATTGTTAATATGCAGATCGTTCTTGACTCTGGATATGTTTCTGAGATTTTAGTTGATGATATGGGTGATGGATATCCAGGATCTACAACAGTAACAATCGAATCTCCTCAATTACCTGGCGGTGTTACTTCAACTGCTATTCCTCAAATCACAGATCAAAAAGTATATGAAATTACTCCTACTTTAGGTGGTAGTGAATATACAACTGCACCTAGTGTATTGATAGTTGGTAGTGGAACTCTAATTGCTAGAGCAAGAGCTATTCTCAAGATAACAAAACCTGCTGTAAGAATGGGTGTTGCTACTTCAGATAAAGCATTAGTTCCAACTAAATTTAAATTCCAATATCCAGTATACTTAGAAAATGATAGAGAGTATGCTGTTATTATAGAATCTCAGAGTACTATTTACCATACATTCCTTTCTAGGTTAGGTGAAACAGAGATTAATTCTAACTCTACAGTTACAACTCAACCTTTACTTGGATCATTATTCAAGTCTCAGAACTCTAATCTATGGACAGAAAATCAGTATGAAGATCTTAAGTTTGATCTTTATAGAGCACAGTTTGATACTTCAGAAGTTGGTACTATCAGTTTAATTAATAGAGATTCTGGATACAATCCGTTAATATTGAATCCTTTAGAAACTAATAATGGTGGTGCTAATACTACATCCAGTAAACTCTTTGCTGCTAACAATAAAGTTGTTAAAGTTCTACATAAGAACCACGGTTTAAATGTTGGATCTTATGTGGCACTTAAGGATTGTACATCTGTTGGTGGATATTCTACTACTGCATTAAATCGTCAAATACTTTCTGTATTGAATGCAGGCCTTGATTTCTATACTGTTGGAATGTCTACTGTTGCAGGTGGTAGTGTAATTGGTGGTGGTAGTGGTGCTAAAGCTTTAGGTCAAACTAAGTTTGAAAAAGCATATGTTAAAGTTGATTCTCTTGACTTCCCATCTACAACATTGGCAACTACAGTAACTACAGCAATGGTTAAACCAATTGATTCTGATGTAGAAACTGTTGATTATACTTTAGATAAATCTTTACCCGTTATTTTGAATAAGGAATACTTCTTCCCAACACAAAGAGTAGTCGCATCTAAACTCAATGAAAAATTATTCGCCTCTAGACTCAACAACAATAAGAGTTTTACCCTTAGTGCAACTCTTAGCACTAACAATGCTAATCTTTCACCCATCATAAGTCTTAAGAATCCTAAGGCAATTTTAACTACAAACCGTATTGAATCTGCTGAAGGTACTGAGGATAGATATGGTAGAAAGGTACAAGATGTAGAACTTCACAAGACAGTACTTCTTCAATTAAAAGATAGTGCTGGATCTCCTGCAACTTTAGGTAGTGTTAATGCTGTAGATGTAACAGGTGGTACTGGTCAAACAGTTAAAGGTCTTACCTCTGGTACTAGAGGTATCTTATCTTATTGGGATAATGGTCAGACCATTGGTCAATTATATGTAAGAATTACTGAAGGGGATGGATTTATTGTTGATGAACCTCTAGAATTTGGTGGATCTGCCACATACAATTTAGGTCTAAATGGTTCTAGTGGTCAGACTGGTGATGGTTTCACAAAACCAATAACTGTTGGAGGTTCATTACCATTAGCAAACTTTAATATAGTGGCTGGTGATAAACTTGCAACTAATGATGATGGTAAGACTGGTAATGTTGTTCGTTGGAACTCTGAAAACTATAGATTGACATTTACTGGTAATGAATTTGCTTTTGATACCTCAGATCTCTTTGGAAAAGGTGCTAGTGGTGATGGAACGTTCTTGGGTGGAATGGCCATTCTCAACGAGACATTCTTTGTACCAGTATCAATCAAGAGAATATATGATTCTTATGGATTCTTATATACTCCTGATCGTTTGAAGAATTCTTCAAACGTAGCTACATATGTTACAAAGGAAATTTCTATTGATAATCCTGCTAATGGAATTAATGTAATTCTAAGTGCAGCATTACAAGAAATTGATGATGTTACAGTGATGTACAAGACTAAACGTTCATCTGAACAGATATTCTTTAAGGATATTAACTGGGTTTACTTTAATCCTATTCCTACTTATTCCGATAAGAAGAATATTTCTGGTGCACCTGATGTAGAAGTTACACCTACCAGTGGAACTGGATTCTCTCCAACTACTGAATCACAATCAGACTTTAAAGAGTATCAATATTCTATTGATAACTTAAAAGAATTTAGTTCTTTTGCAATTAAAATTATAATGAAGAGTAGAAACCCTGCTCTACCTCCTCGTATAAGAGACCTTCGTGCAATCGCAACCTTCTAATTATGTCTACAAGATCTAATACTATTAATTCCTTACGTGCTTATTACCAAGGTAATATTGAAAAACATAAGGCAAACCTTGAAATATATCTACAGTCACCAGTGGGTATCGGAGAACATTCTGATATTCTAGGTGCTATGGAAGTTGAAATAAATGAAATTGCACAATGGGATGAAAGACTTCAAGTGCTTGAAAGATATTTTGCGGATCGATGAGTTGGGGTGAATTACCTGCTAAAGTGACAGGACATCCTGATTTGCATAGAGATGCATCTACTGGTGCTATTGTTAACAGCGATAGAAAAGCGTTTGAAGCTTATAAGAGACAAAGAGCAATTGCTCTTCAATCTACAAGCAATGCCGAGGATGTACAAAGTCTCAGGCAAGAAATGGATGAGATAAAGGGTCTTTTAAAAGAAGTCCTTTCAAAACTATAAATACTCACATAGGAATCGACTAAAGCAATGGCTCTAACAAGAATCAGAAGAACTGGTTTGAACGATGGGCTGGTTAGTGACTCAAAGCTAGATAGCGGAGTTGGTACCCAGGCAGTCACCACTTCTACTATTAGAAATGGTGCAATCACTACGTTAAAACTAGCTGACAATAGTATTACAGTTCAGAAACTAAGTTCTACTGGTGGATTAGAAGCTGTTGGAACTGCTGTTATACAGGATGGTGCTGTCACACCTTTAAAGATTGCTGGAACTGGTACATTTAATTTCAATGCAGCATCTGTAGCTACTACACTATCTGTTACTGGTAAGGTTGGTAGAGATGATGCTAATGGTACAGACGTTGCTGGATCTGATCTAATCATTTCAGGTGGAGCATCTACTGGTTCTGCTTCAGGTGGATATCTACGTATTAAGACATCACCTGCTGGTGGTAGTAGTAATACTAATGTAAACTCATTAACCGATGCTCTAGTTGTTACTGGAGAAGGTAAGGTTGGTATTGGAGTTGGGTCACCAACACAAGATTTAGAAGTTGCAAATAATGTAGTAATCAACGGTGAACTTACAGTACTAGGTGGTACTACTACAGTATCAACAACTAACACTGTAATCGGTGATAAATTAATTGAACTTGGTAATGGTACTGTTGGAGCACCAACTGGTGATGCTGGTATAGTTATTGAACGTGGTAGTGGAGATAATGGTTTTATTGGATTTGACGAATCAGAAGATAAGTTTGCTTTGGGTACTGGTACTTTCACTGGTATCACTACTGGTGACTTAACTTATACTCTAGGTACTCTTAAAGGTAATCTAGATGCAGAAGCAATTGATGTAGGTGGTGCTAACTCGTATGTTAAGTTCGATGGTGCTGTAGTTACTATCGAACCAACTGGTTCTAACACCGCACTATTTAAATGTGATCCTACTAATAACAAAATTGGTATTGGACAGGATCCTAACAACGCTCTTGCTCAAATACTACAAGTTAATGGTAATGTTGGAGCAACTGCATTTATAGGAGATGGTAACGGACTAACTAACCTATCTGGTTTCACTGGTGCTGGTGACGGTACCGAGTCCATTCCTGGTATTAGTTTCTACCAAGATCAGGACAACGGTTTCTACCGTCCAGACAGTGACCAAATGGGTCTATGT